AATTCTTGGGCGGCTTCAGGAACTGTGGCATCTTCAAATGCCGCAAATGTTTGGTCAATGGCTGGAAGCATTACTCTTGGTGGAACTCTTGACCGAGTACGCATCACAACAGTCAACGGCATAGACACATTCGATGCTGGCTCTGTCAACATTCTGTACGAAGGATAACCATGTCAATACTTGTTTTAACTTCTGACACGCTGATTGGTACAGCAGCCGCTGGCAACATTGAATACAACGGTCAATTCTTTGGGACTGACAGCAATGCGTCTAGGGCGCAGTTGCAGAGGATTGTGCAGGCTACTGCTCAAGCAACCACAAGCGGCACAAGCAAAGATTTCACAGGCATCCCTGCGTGGGTGAAGCGGATCACTGTGATGTTTAATGGTGTGAGTACAAATGGAACGAGTAATTGGCTTGTTCAGTTAGGCGATTCTGGCGGCATTGAAACTACAGGGTATTCTGCAAGAGCAATAACGCTTACAAACAATAGCAGCGCAACATCAACGGCAGGTTTAATTTCAACGGTTATTGTTGCAGCAGCTAACGCTACAAGCGGTTCGATCATAATTTCTTTGTTGGACTCGACTACTAATACATGGGTATCTCAAGGAAACTTGTTAGACCCAACAAACTATTTACATACCGCTAGTGGTGTCAAAGCTCTTTCGGCTACTTTAGACCGCGTCCGCATCACCACCGTAAATGGAACGGATACTTTCGATGCGGGTAGCGTAAATATCATATATGAGGGTTAAATCATGAGCACAGTAATCGATGGTTCAGCAAGCGTCACGATCAACAATGGTGCGGTACTGGGGATTACCTCTGGCACTGCTGTTGCCAGCACATCAGGTACAAGCATTGACTTTACTTCTATCCCATCATGGGTGAAGCGGATTACTGTGATGTTTGCTGGCGTATCTTTAAGTGGAACGGCTGGACTTGCCTTACAAATTGGTAGCGGAAGTATTGAAACTTCAGGTTATGCTGGTAGTACAGGAACAGGAAATCCACAAACTGGTGCAGGCGCATGGCCAACTAATCGTATGACCTTGCAAGTCAATGCAGTTGCCGCACAAACAAATCATGGATTGGTTACGCTGGTAACAGTTGGCTCAAATATTTGGGTTGAATCAGGAACTGTTGGTGGTAGCGCAACTGATAGATCAGGAAATATTTCAACTTATACAAAAACAACTTCTGGAACTCTTGACCAAATTCGTATTACTACCACCAATGGCACTGACACCTTTGATGCCGGAACAATCAACATCATGTATGAAGGATAAAAAATGACACACAGAATCGTAGTAAATGTAGAGACAGGCGTGACCACACAAGTTGAGTACACACCTGAAGAGCAAGCAATCCATGATGCGGCAGTAGCGGCACAGCAAGCAGCGGCTGCCGAAGCGCAAGCACTTGCAGATGCTGAAGCAGCATCAGCAACGCCATCTGAGACAGCGCCTACTGAGGCTCAGTGATGGACAGCGTTGAAAAGGAATTCGCTGTGCATGAGGCTGTCTGCGCTGAGAGGTACGCCGCAATAGAGAAAGCATTTGTCGAGGGCGACAAGCGCATGACGCGCATTGAGTATCTGCTCTACATCGTGATTGGTGCGGTGCTATTAGGACCAGGCTTTGTCGGCACGATGATCAGCAAACTCATAGGGTAGTGAAATTGATCCGATCAGCATTTGTCTGCTTGCGGCTGGGCTGGTTAAGAACATCCAAGCCGGATGCGAGCTGTACAAGCAGGCCAAGGAATCCTTTGTTGAGATTAAGGCAACGGCTGACCAAGTCATTGAAATTGGAAAAGAGGCATATGGCTTCTGGAATCAACTGCTTGCATTCTTTGGCGGCAAACCAAAGCCAGCCGCCAAAGCAAAGCCTCTGGCGAAAAAGAAGCAATCCTATGTCGCAGTTGATGAGACACAAGTCAAGATCGACATTGTCAGAAACCTGACCGAGTTTTTCAAGCTACAAGAACAACTGGCCGCGCACATCAGGGAGGAAGAAGAGAAAAGCCAAACTGTCTATGACCCTGATCAAAACCTCATGGAAGCTGCCTTAAAGCGTGTGATGGCGCAACAAGAGATGGACAGGCTGGTGATTCAAATCCGAGAGACTATGGTGTATCAGTCACCGCCAGAGATGGGCGCACTGTACTCCGAAGTCTTCAAGATGCGCGAAGTCATCTCAGAGGAACAGGAAAAAGCTAGACTCAAGGAGGAGGCGAAGAAGAGGCAAGACAGATGGCTACACCGTCAAGAGGAAAGAAACCTGCAAGCCAAGCTGGCAGCAGTGGTGGCGACTTCTATATTCCTCCTGTACCTGTGGCTGTGGCTGTGGTTCGTAAGTCACTGGGGGAAGAGATGATCGGATGGATTGCGGCTTGCGTACTCATTGCCTTGCTATTGCCTTTGATGGCCATACTGTATCTAGATGTGCTGGAAGTGAAGAACGAGTCCAAGCAGCAGATCGAAAAGGTGGAAAAATTGCGTAGAGAGCTTGAGCAAAAGGAACGAGAGAAAAAATGAACATCTATTGCATTTCTTTTTTTTCCATCATGTTGGTGTTTCTGACAGGGTGCGAAGACAGATTCAGATACCCATGCCAAGACCCTGAGAATTGGGAACTTGACGAGTGCAAGCCACCCATCTGCACCGCCACAGCGACTTGTCCAGAGCAACTTGTTAAAACCGAACAGGAGAAGAAGTAATGCCAACTGTCGTGATGAATAAATCAAGCCGCATGACTGCCGAAGAAATCGAGATTCGTGTTTGGGCTTTTGTGATCGTTATCTTGGTGACCATTCTGCTTGGTGCAATGGCCATGTTCTTGTACTCTGTGACCTATGTGACGCAACCAATGAATGGTCAGATGGCGGCAATTGACAAGGTCTACACAAGCCAAATTTCCACCATCATGGTATTCATCACTGGTGTGCTTGGCGGTGTTGCAGGACGATCTGGTGTCAAAGCCGTGGCCAATGCAGTTGCCAAGGCAGAGGCTAACGACAACGAGCCGCCAGCACCATGAGTCTATTAAATCCTTGGGTGTTATTGGGCATCGTCATGGCGGTGCTTTCAGCCTTTGGCGGTGGATACTACAAGGGCAAGGATTCAGAGTACCAGCGCCAACAACTTGAGATTGCCGCGCTCAACGCCAAGGCGCGGGAGACTGAGCAGGCGATGGCAAAGGTAGCGCAGACATACGGTGACACATTACGAAAGGCGAACAATGTTGCAAAGGCTAAAGAAAATCAGTTGCGTGCTGATCTTAGTAATGGCAGTCTCAAGCTGCGGCTTCCTGTCAAAGCGCCCACCTGCCCAAGCGTTTCAGTGCCCGAAACCGCCACCGTTGCCAGCGGAAGTGACAGCGGAGAAGCAAGAGCCGAATCTAGTGGATCGGTTGATGTCGCTGCCGATCTTCTCCAGATCGCCGCCGATGGAGATGCCGCCATCCGGAAACTGAATACCTGTCTTGAAGCCTACGAAACCTTAAGGAACACAAAATGAACTTATCAGCAAATTTTTCGCTACATGAGATGTGTAAATCAGAAACGGCTATACGCATGGGGTTTGAAAATAATCCCGATGAGACAGCCACCGAGAATCTGCGACTGCTGTGCGAGAAGGTATTGCAGCCAGTGCGTGACCATTACGGCAAAGGCGTGAAGGTGAATTCCGCTTACCGTTCACCGGAGTCAAATGCGGCGGTTGGAGGCTCTAAGACCTCTGACCATTGCAAGGGTATGGCGGCTGATATTGAGATACCTGGCGTGGCCAATGCTGACCTCGCACAGTGGATCATGGACAACCTTGAGTACACGCAATTGATTCTGGAGTTTTACACGCCAGGTATTCCCGACAGCGGGTGGGTTCATGTGTCCTATGACCCGAACAACCTGAAGAAGCAAGAGTTGACCGCCACCAAGGTTGCCGGTAAGACTACCTACTTGAACGGCTTGGTGGCATAAACCATGGCACTTAACCTTGATCAGCAGATAACGCCACCTACACCGCCAAACCTTGGCGCGGCTGATGTTGCCTACGATCAAGGTTTCTTCACGCAATCCTTTGGCGGCCTGAATACCTACTTCAGCAAGCTCACAGCGTTGTTTTCAGCGTTGTTCGGCAGGCGTGGTGGCAAGTGGATCAACTCGCCATATGGTGGCTTTCAGGACTCCACAGACCAGACTGCGGCCAACACCACCACAGCCTACGCCGTCACCTTTGACACCACAGACTTCAGTAATGGCGTTACCTTGTCCAATTCATCAAGGCTCAATGTGGCGCAGTCTGGCATCTACAACTTGCAATTCAGCATCCAATTCAAGAACACCACCAATGATGGTCAAGATGTGGATGTGTGGTTTCGCAAGAACGGCACAAACATCGACAATTCAAACAGCAGGTTTCATGCTGTGGCAAGAAAATCTTCTGGCGACCCATCTCACTTGATTGCCGCAATGAATTTCTTTGTGAGTTTGGTGGCAAATGACTATGTAGAAATCATGTGGCGGCCAACAGATGTTGGTGTCAGTCTTGAGCACTTTGCCGCCAGCAGTACCCCAACCAGACCAGCCGTACCGTCAGCCATTGCCACTGTCACATTTGTGTCCAATTTGTCAACAGAAACCGCATAATTCAGCTATGGCACTCATACCTCTCAAAATCCCTGCTGGCGTGTACCGTAATGGCACAGAGTATCAGTCTGCTGGCCGCTGGTATGACGCAAACCTTGTGCGTTGGTACGAAAACACGCTTAGACCCATTGGTGGCTGGCGCAAGAAGTCAACCACTGCACTGACAGGCTTATGCCGTGGAATATTGACTTGGAGAACGAATTCCGGTGCGCGGTACATTGCTGCCGGTACGCAGTCCAAGCTCTACGCCGTGGACGAAAACAATGTGATTAAAGAGATCACGCCAACAGGTATTGCATCTGGCCGCGCTGATGCCGTCAGCGGCACAGGCTATGGCTACAACACCTATGGCTCATTTGCTTATGGCGTGGCGCGTCCTGACGCTGGCGCAGTAGCGCCTGCCACCACATGGAGTCTGGACACTTGGGGCGAGTATTTAGTGGCTTGTTCAGATACTGACGGCAAGCTCTACGAATGGCAACTTGACTTTGCAACGCCAACCTTGGCGGTGGCCATCACCAACGCGCCAACCGGCTGCGCGGCCTTGCTGTCTACTGCCGAGCGATTCCTGTTTGCTTTGGGTGCGTCCAGCAATCCGCGTCTGGTGAAGTGGTCAGATCAGGAGGACAACACGACATGGACGGCGGCGGCCACCAATCAGGCCGGTGACTTTGAACTGAACACGGTTGGCTCACTGAAGTGCGGAAAGCGCGTCAGAGGCATCAATTTGCTATTCACTGATGTTGATGTCCACACTGCGACTTATGTCGGCCTACCCTATGTCTATTCGTTTGAGCGTGCCGGTTCAGGCTGTGGCGTGATATCGAGTCAGTCTGTGGCGGCCATCGACTCTGCCGCCATGTGGATGAGCAGATCAGGATTCTGGGTATTTGATGGTTATGTCAAGCCATTGCCTTGCGATGTCTCGGACTATGTATTTAGCAACATGAACTACAACCAAGCCAGCAAAGTCTATGCTGTACACAACAGCAAATACGGTGAGGTGTGGTGGTTCTACCCATCAAGCGCGAGCAATGAAGTTGACTCTTATGTCATCTACAACTACCGCGAAGGCCATTGGAACATTGGCACGATGGGGCGCACTGCTGGCGTAGACCGTGGCGTTTACCTCTACCCCATCATGGTTGACGCATCAGGCTATATCTACGAGCATGAAGTCGGATTTGGCTATGACGGTGGCTCTGTCTATGCCGAGTCTGGACCGTACGAGATTGGCGTGGGAGAGAACATCATGTCGGTGCGTCAAGTGATACCAGACGAGATGGCGCTTGGCGAGGTGCAGATCAGCTTCAAGTCTCGGATGTATCCGACATCAGTGGAAACGACACACGGCCCGTATTCAGCGTCACAGCCCACAGATGCGCGGTTCTCTGGCCGTCAGGTCAAGATTCGCTACACAGGCGCTGTGCTGGAAGATTGGCGCGTTGGCGTGACCAGAGTTGATGCTGTTGCGTCAGGTAAGCGTTGATTGATTGGGAAGAGTTTGAGAGACTGCGCCATCATGTGGCTGCGGCACTAGAATACTCTGGAGGCAGTCACAGTGTTGAGGATATTGCTGAAGGCATTGAGAAAGGTCATTTTCAGCTCTGGCCAGGTCTTGATTCAGTAATAGTGACAGAGATCATTGTCTACCCGCAGTTAAAGGATTTGCACTTCTTCCTTGCTGGCGGCGACCTAGATGAACTCCGATTGATGCAACCTATCATCGAATCGTGGGGGAAGAGTGAAGGTTGCAGCCGAGTGTCTCTCGCTGGCCGTAAGGGTTGGGAGAGGACATTTTTAAGAGACAGGGGATACGAGCCAAAGTGGTTCGTAATGTGCAAAGATTTATAGGGGTGACTTATGTCTAAGGGTGGAAAACCACAAACATCAACGCAAGGGCAAACGACAAGTATTGATCCAGCAGCGCGTGCAGCTTATTTATCTAATTTAGATTTAGCGCGTTCTACGGCTGGCGGTCTTGGTGTTCAGCAATTCGCTGGATTCGATCCACGCTACGAGGCTGGTGAAGCGGCTTTGTTTGAAGCCAGCATGAAACCCTTTGGCGCTGAAGATATTGCGGCTTTCCAAAACCCATATGAAGAGCAAGTTGTTCAGCAATCTTTGCAAGACATCGAGCGTTCACGCCAGATGCAGGCTTTGCAAGACGCAAACAGAGCAACTGCCGCCAAAGCCTTTGGTGGCTCACGCTATGGGGTGCAGTCTGCATTGACAAATGAAGCGGCACTGCAAGAGGCCGCACGCACC